AAAATGCCGTTTGATGTTTCTTTTTTCACATTGGAAAAAATTGGTGTTTCTGCCGGATCAATCCGGTAGATGATGTCAGCGAGTTGCTCTTTCTCACCAACAGCGTTTGTGGTCGTAAAAACAGCCATTGTTTTGT